GGGCTTTGACCAGAGCGCCTTGGATCACGCGGCCCGGGAGGGTTTTAACAATGGGGCCTTTGAAGACAGCGAGGAGGACAGCGGGGCCATCGTCGAAGAGTTCTTCCCCGCCATTGAAGTTCAGCCCAGCCATGTAGAGCCCAAAGCCCAACGGGCAGCGCCTGCCAAACCCTCACTCGCCCAAAAGCTGGAGTCGCAAGTCACGCGGCACAACAGCAAGCCCACCGTCCAATAACCGGACTTCTCAATCCGCCCTTCGCATTCGTACAGGAATACCCGCATGAAATATCACAAACTCGTAGCCGGTGAAATGACCGGGACGTATGTCATGGAGTCCCCGGTCACCGAAGCGGACATTATGCAGATGGCTCAACAACTGGCGATGAGTCGCCTGTCTAAAGGCCAGGCATTGACTGAGCCCAAACACGTCTTCAGCCACCTGCAAACACTACTGCAATACCACGAGTACGAAGTCTTTGCGCTACTGTTGCTCGACAGCAAACACCGGGTGATTGGGTTCAGGGAACTGCTTCGCGGCACGTTGGATGGAGCCAGCGTGTACCCACGGGAGGTGGTCAAGATCGCGCTGGAGCACAACGCTGCAGCCGTGATCCTTGTGCATAACCATCCCTCTGGCGACCCGGAGCCCAGCCAAGCCGATCGCACTCTGACCACGACCCTGAAGAACGCCCTCAACATGGTCGGTACTCGAATACTGGATCATGTGGTGGTGGGTCATGAAGGCTGCGTATCGATGGCTGAACGGGGCTACCTGTAACGCCTATGCTCACACCGTCCGATGACTGCCCTTGGCTGATGCCAGGGCAGTCATCGGCACGATCCCCATCAATTATTTTTTTAGTCATCGATCTGCAGCCCTATGCGTGGGTATTTCAGCCTGAGCGCCTGCTTCCACATTGGCGTCTGCCACTCCCCGATATGCACCTCCTCGAATGTCTTTGGCAGCAGCGCGCGTCCAATCTCTAAGTTCAGTTAATCAACCTCAGGCAACTGAAACCGAGTTCAATAGGCCCTCGGCGTGAATCCCACGCGCTCACGAAACAGCCGTGAAAACGAGCTGATGTCGCTATAGCCAACATATTGAGCGATGCGTTCGGTGCTCAGATCACCGACCTCCAGCAACGTCCGCGCTGTATCGATGCGCAAATTCTGCAAGTAAGTCAGCGGTGACTGTTCAAGCACTGCATTGAAGCGGCGTATCAAGGTACGTTCGCTGACTGTCAACCTCTTTGCCAGGTCAGTCATACGTTCCTGACCAGCAACTTGCCTTTCAGCCAGTGGGCAACGACCTTCGCCGATGACTCAACACTGACCGCTGCGCTGCTGGATCGGCTTCTGCACCACGCACATATCGTCCAGGTCAGCGGGCAGAGTTATTGACTCAAGGACAAGCTGAAATCGAGTCAGGTGGTGCCGAGAGAAACGGCCTCGCCACGACAATGATCAGACCTCAAGCACCGCCGGGGTGGGTCAGTTTTACTTCGGTAGGGTGGGTCAGTTTTCAATCAGCGCCAACACCGATAGAACCAATACATCACGAACCAGCCTTGAGTGGTCAGGAACAGCAACAGGAACTTGCGCTTGCTCACGACGTAAAAAGTCTGCCCCCAGGTTCGACTGTTTCGAGGCTGGACGTAGGCGTGGCGTAAGGATTGTTGATCATGGGAGGCATCGCATTGGTCAGGGATAAAGTGAAAAGATTAACCCCCTATCAGTCGCCCTCAATCCCATACAAAAAATCAGGACCGTTCCTACCCTCACCTTCTTTCATTCAGCCTTTTTGATGCCGGGCGCGAAAAATGAGGGGCATTACGTGGGATAAACTGCTTCAGATTCTTTTGCAGCCGGTGCAATTGAATTGCAAAAGGCTCGAACTGAAACTCTTAGCTGTTGGGCCTTGGCGGCTTCCCTTTCCCATCCCCGTCGTAGCACAACACGTCGATCTTCTCCCTGACCGCCGGCAAAGACTCGGTTAGGACGTTCAGTCGACGCACCATTCCGGTGGTACAGGTCGGTGCTCACTATCGGGGAACTCAGCTGATTGCGGCCAGTTACGTAATGCTTGCATATAGCTCAAAAGCTCCGTGAATTGGTTATCTGCGAGCGTCGTGGGTAGATTCATATCCTGTTCGTCACGATGACGATCTCTTAGCCATTTAACGCTCTCTAGCGCTTCATCTCTCCATACGCGTTCGCCGTACGCAACTTGTTCAGTAGCCAGGGGAGGAGCGGCTTGTAGGATCGGATACCCTTCAGCGTCTGCTACCACGACACGCTTTTCCTGCATACCTTTGATAAGCGTTTCGCGATATTCGGTAGTAATCTCTATGGATCCAGCGGGCAAATCAGTGTTGATTCTTGAGTCATAAAAGCCACCTGTTTCAGAACTCCAGTAAATTTTCATTCAGCACCTCATTTGCCAATTGCAATGAATCGAGCCCCAAGCCCCTCACTTGATCCTCTAGATACTATTGAGGATTTATCTCGAGTGGAGGCCGACAGATAGCCAACGGCACCCGATCCAGCGGTGTATGCGTTACAGACCATCACTTGCATGAAAGTGTTGGGAAAAGCGGTAGGCAGGATGGTGATAACGTCTTGCGCCGACACATTGATCAGCCCTGTTTGGACAATGTATCCCCCTAACCAGGTTGGCAGTGCTATGTATCCTGCGGCCGTTGTATCTGACCAATAGAGAACGAATCCCGCTCGGAGCTTCTTTGACGTAACGGCCGCCGTATCATCGGTGCCGGCGACAACCTGGGACTGTGTAGCGATCTTTAACCACCCGAAGGTCCCCTCTTTGGCTTGTACGATTACTTTTGCGATGGCTTGAAATACACGCTGTGGTGTCATCGGCAGTGCGTTGTCGGTACCGGATTCGGCCTGTGCCTGCGTCGGCAGAGCAATTCCATAACCGGACAGTGTGGTGGGCTTGCCCGCTGTAATCTTGCTCCAGTCGAGATTCGGAATGTCCGCTGCCGCAAGTGGCGCCCCGGCAGTCACTCGCCCGTATTGGTCGACCGTGACTTTTGGATAGGTCCCTGCTTGGATGCCACTGACAGTAAGCGCGACTTGATTGCCAACTACTTTAATGCCCGCACCAGCGGTGACCGTCCCGGCTCCAGCGAATTGCGCCACGGTGACGGCCGTAGTGCCTATGGTGCCGCCCGGATCGCATGTGCAGACCCAGCCTGTGTCGGCATTCTGTGTGCCTTTTTCGACAAAGACGAACGCTGATATCAGCTCGTTCCAGGTGTCGGCATCCGCTGCACGAGACCATGCGCCTGTAGCACAGAGGTAAAGGCCGTTCTGGCTAGTGGTGGTTTGGTTTTTGACCAGCACTCGGGCGCCTGCCGTAACGGCAATGCCATCTACGGTTTGAACGCCAGTCAGGGCGATATTGGCGGTGGTTGCCACCAACACAGAGGATTTAACGTCAAGACCACTTATGAGGTTGTCGACGTATTGTTTGGTGGCGACGTGCAGCGCGGCCGTTGGGTCGGCCGCCAGCGTCATCTGACCAAATGCGGGAGTTGCACCGCTATGGATCGCTTGCGGCAACGAAAACACTACATTGCCTTTCGTGGTTGACACGATTACCTGATTGGCAGTGCCCGTCGCCGAAACCACCCCGGTGTTTGTCAGGGTTGGATTGCCCGCCACACCATCGCCATTGGCCACACCGATGCCTGCCCCTACCGCGATACTGCGTGCAGCTCCAGCTCCCGCGCCTGTTCTGACATACAAGCCGTTGACCGCCAATCCGGCCAACGCCGTCAGGTCTGCATCGAGCGGTTGTGCGTCGGTAATGCCGTAACCCGCCCGAGTCGTAGGTTTACCTGTTGTGATTTTCGACCAGTCGAGCGCGGGGATATCAGTGGCCGCGAGGCTTGTACCTCCCGTGACCAGGCCTTTGGCATTTACCGTGACCTTTCCGTAGGTGCCGGCGCTCACACCAGTGTTCGCTAGTGTGAGTGTGCCCGTTACGTTGCCCGCACCGCTGAACGACACCGACCAGGCGGCATCACCCGTCAAGGCGATTGTACGAGCAGTGGTCAGTGCATTGGCTTTGCCTGCTGGGGTGCTACCTGACTTCAGCGCGTCGACGTTCGCTTTCAGGAATTTAGTCCGACTTGCCAGCTGTTTGGCCTGCAGGTTGTCGATGCCTTCCGGTCCGCCCAGCACAGGGTCGGACGTTTCAAGCTGGTAGATGCCTTCCGGCCATTCGTTGAGTTCGGGTAGATCGGCCATTAGCTGCTTCCATGATTGTATTGGCCGTCGCGTCGAGCCACGCCATTGTGCCGAACAGCCACGGACTGATAGTCCAGAGCAATGAGGCGGCAGCGAGCCGGAGCAACGGAAAGAAGGAGGCGACGCAGGAGCGCGGCCTGGTCATTGGTGATGGCTCTCTTTAGAAAGACTCTGTAACGGGCCCATGCGGAAGGATCGCCATGGACGTGATTTCCATCCCTGGTAATGGCACCGTTACGCACCTGGCTACTCAGTCCCTCCTGAATCGTCACCTCGCCGAAACCCAACAAGCGAGTGACCTCACGAATTGCCCAGGGCGTGCCTTTAAAACGATGCAGTTCAACCGAGTTTTTGATCAGGTTACGTTTGGCATCCTCGGACTCGGCCAGCAGCCAGGCGGCCTCGTCCAGAAGGGAAAACTGCTCGGCCATGACCGGAAGTAATGACGGCTTCAGCAAGTCGATCAAGTAAACCAGCATCACTTTGATATCGAGATTCGCCAGCGTCTCGTCGAGCAATTCGCATAGGTGCACAAAACGTTCATCACCCGCCAAAGCAGGTGGTAACTGTTGATCAGCCATAGGCCACGCCCGCATCGAGCAGCTGGATCGCAGTGCAGTTTGCCCATTCATTTCCCAGCAACTCGCGCAGTGCTGCCGGTGATTCCAGTACTGCCCGATACACGCCAGGCACCTGCAGTAACCCCGTCAGTTGTTCCTGGACTATGTCGCGCCCAAGTCCCGCCCGGCGCTCTGTGGCGTACGCATCCGCAGCTGTTTGCGCCGCTGCCATGGCAACACTGCGCTCCGCATCGGCGTAAAAAGTGATCTTCGCCTTGATCTGATAAGCCACCTCGGTCGGCGACAGGGAGTGGACCGTGTCGCACAGGGGACGAACCTTTTCGCCGCTGACCTGGTTTTTGACGCGTTGCAACAGATCTTCAGAGGGCAAACCGGTGACCGTGAGCGGATACAACGCGACGTGGCCATCTTTTTGGCCTTCGTCGGGACCGTGCACGGCGACATCGATGATGGATTGATGCACTGCCAAGGCGTGGTAGCGGTAAGCAGCGCGACTGCCTGCATTGCTGAATGCCTCAGGTGCCAGAATGATCCGTTCGCGGTATCGGTCATCGTCTTCGTCTTCAATACCGTCAGCGGTGACGCTGGTGTTGCTGGCGAGCATGCCGGCCGCTGGGGGGTTACCCAGGGCGCTGATCTGTCCAATCGCCCAGCCGTTGCCTTTCTCGCCACCTGTCAGGCATGTGGCGGTGACGCTGACTTGCGTTTGGCCAACGGCGATAAAAACGTCCCGATCTGTGGCAAAGGTCAGCTTGGCGTCTTGTGTACTGACTTGAGTGCCGGCAGGAATCAGCACTGGCGTTTGCACGGCTGCGGGCATGATGAAACGCAAGGGGCATCGTGCCGCTTGCGCCAAGAGTCTGGCCGTTGCCACCAACTCACCGAGGTAATCGAGGATGGGGCCACGGGCGAAACGGACCAGGAGTTGTTCCCCGGCGTTCTGAATCCCCATTTCTAACCGGGTGGTCGAGTAGGCAATCAGGTCGATAAACAGCCGCTCAATCTGTGCGGGGTATAGGGTCTTACCCGACTTTTTTTCATAACGCGCAATGAGGTCTGCTTCGGTGGCCGCTGGGTCAATCTCGATGAATTCCGGTTTAGGCAGCTCGCGCATACGGCACCTCCGTTACTTGAACGATTCCGGCGGCGACACGCCAGAGCACCCGCACGGTAATCTTCGATTCATCTGTCAGGACTCGCACCTGGACCACCGTGACGCGAATTTCCCAAGCTCGGATGGCATCGACGGCTTCACGCACAAGGTGCGGGGTCACTCGGTTGGTGGGCCAGTCGAGATACAGGTGGAGATCGGAACCGAATTCGGGTCGATGGGGATCACTGCCCTTGGGCGTGGTCATGATGATCCGGATTGCCTGGTCAATATCGCGCAGGCCCTCAACCACCTCGCCCGAGGTGCCGAGGGCGGGCTGCCAGTGAGCAGCTGTGATGCTTGTGTAGGTAGTGGGTGTTGTCATGCCCCCATGATGAGAGGCCTCAGTCGAATAGGCTTTTAATCGACTTTAAAGATCCAACACTGTTATATGTTTCCGACTGGATACATCTCAAGGGCTCAGGATATGGCGAAGTACGTACCACCACATTTTCACGCAAAAGCATTCACGTGCATTTTTTGTGATGTGCTAGCGCCGATGAAATGGAGTCAGCATCGAATTGTCTCTGGTGGAGCTTACGTCCTTACGGATTGTTGGGACTGCATCTGTAACCACTGCCAATCCAAAAGTCTATGGCTCTATGAGGGAGACGAAGTTGATTTCGAAGGTGATGATGTATCGATTGGTCGCTTGCTAAACCCTTCAGCCTGTGTCGCTCCTTTAGGGCACATCGACCTTCCGGAAGAATGTCGACGGGATTTTGACGAGGCACGTGAGATTTCATCTCAGTCCCCTCGTGGGGCCGCTGCATTACTTCGGCTTTGTTTGCAAAAACTCTGCGTTCATTTAGGTGGCGATGGGAAAAACATCAATGACGACATCGCCAAACTGGTGCGTGATGGGCTGGCCCCACAGATTCAGCAGGCGCTCGACTATGTGAGGGTCACAGGAAATCATGCAGTCCATCCGGGTGAAATCTCCCTTGAAGAAAACCCGGAGCACGTCACCATCATGTTTGACATGATCAATTTGATCGTCGAAGAGCTGATCAGTCGACCGAAAATCATTGCCGAGAGGTTTGCCAACTTACCTGAAGGCGCATTGGCGGCCATTGCTAAACGTGACACGCCAAAGTTACTGACTAATGAGAATGGTGGTTAGAGTTACCACCAACATCCTTGATCTCACCCGTCGCGTAGATGTTGCCATCCACCTGCAGGTTGCCTTTCAAGGCGACCTCAGGAATCGCTAATGATGCCGAGGGTGCTTTGATCACCACTGGCTCCCCGGATTCGACGGTCAGGTTCCTGGCACACTTGAGCAGAGTCGCACCCACGCAATCCAACGACATCACGCTAGCCTCCTGGTCATAGGTGATCACGGTGCCGTCCTTGAAGCGCACAAAGTCAGTGCCTTGATCTATTACAGGCGGCGGTTCAGCTGTCGAGTAAAGCCCGCCCAGGTACACGCCACCAACACCGTCGGCATCCAGCAATATCGCGACCTGTTCATTCAATTCGGGCATGATCGGACGTCGCTGCACACCTTGTGTGTTCCGTTGCGGTACGTTTAGCCAGTAGCTCTGCAGCCCGTCACGATCATCCAGCCGAACCCGTATGCGGCAGCCTTTGTAATCAACGGCACTGACTTCGCCGTACTCCAGTTCAACACCCATCTGCTGCGTCCTTCATTATCAAACCACTACTTCCTGCTCAATGCCGTAACTCGACAGTGCCAGGTCAGGTTTGGAGTTATCTAGCGTGAAACCAATCAACGGTGCCGACACACGACAGACTTCTTGGTCCACGGTGTAGCCGCCACTGCGGATCATGCGGTGTTGCGACGATAGAATTAGGTAGTTGCCGCCGAGCTTGCCTGCGGCGACCAGTGTCACCACGTTACCGCTCACCAGGTTGGGGTGGCCCATGGCGGTCCAACTGCCGGTGGTGCGTTCACGATTAGCCTTGGCCAGCTCGGCCTTGGCTTTGGCCTTGGATTCTTCGGCAGAGGCACTGCGTTTGCGGCTCTTTTTGGTGTCTGCACTAGTGGTGGTCTTGCTGGCGCTGCTCGGGACTGCGACCGTCTCTCCGTTGATGATCCGGTAGCTGATCAACTGTTTCTTGACTGGGTCTTTGTGCTTGACCTCGACCGCTCTCGGCACGTCCTTGATTTTGTCGCGCAAGTGCACGTTGGCCTGATCCTGCAGCAGCTGTGTGGCGACCGGTTTGCCTCTTGCCAGCTCGCTGAGGGCATGGAACACCAGCTTGTTGCCAGTGACCTTGAAGGCATAGCCGTATTCTTCCGCCAGTTCACTCAGGAAGGTCAGATCGGAGTCTTGCTGGGTCAGGCGGTCGAGTTTGATGGGTTCGATGCGGCCTATCAGTTCCAATCCCTGGCGGGTCGCGACCTGTTTAGCCACGGCGTCGAGGGTGAGGTTTTCATAGGCGCGATGTTCGGTGGTGCGCAACGCGCTGTTAATGCCAGTTGCCAAAGCATGGATGATCACGGTTGAAGGTGGGCAACGCAGTTCAACCTCATCGATTTCGAGGCGCCCCAAAGTCCTAAGGGGGGCGCCCTCCCAGCCGATGGACAAAGTGAGTGTGTCCCCGTGACCTGGATACCAGGCATCACGCCATTTGCCCTCGGTGTCCTCCAGCTCGACTTCAAGGCTGTCCGCTTGCCCGGACAGGTAGTCGATGTACGTCAGTGAGAGCAGGTGCAGGCTGATGTTGTGGGTGATATTGCGCTGTTGATAGGTCAACACAAAGCGCGCCTCCGGCACCTGCTTGGGAATTAACGCATCCATGGGGGAAGATCCTCGGCGGTGGTCACGGGCTCCAGCATTGGGATGGCCAAGGTCAATCCGGCAGGTAATGCGGCGGTAATTGGCACATGCGGGTTGGCCTGAACGATCGGCAAATACCGATGAGCGTCACCGTAGTAGCGCCAAGCCAGTTGGTCCCAGCGTTCCCCTTCAGTCGTTACGTGGGGTATGAACATCAGGCCCTCCGGGTCAAAACGTCAGCGGCCAAACCCGCCAAGCGTTTGCTGGCGCCGTCCATGCTGGTGAGGGCCTGCCCCAGATACTGCTGAGAGGCCGAAAAACGGTCGACGATGTTACCCAGGTCAACGGGGTTCAGGCTGGTGCGTGAACCCTGCACGCTCGCCAGCACGTCCTCGCCCAGGCGTGATAGATCGGCGCCGTCATTCAGTAGGCCGGCAGCGAGGGATAGGCCTTGCAATGGTTCGATGGCCCGTGCGGTAACGCCGAGCAACTGGGGGACTTGCCCGAGGATGGTCGACGCATTGCCCCTTTTGACGGACTCATACAGGCTTTTCCCAGCATTCAAGACGTTGCTGGCCGACTTGGCGTGACTGATCGCCAGTTGAGTAGCGCTGGGTGAAGGGGTCAAGCTTGAGAGCAGCCCCGGTGAACCGAGAGCGGCGGCACCGCTGAACGCTGGATCGAGCAGGCCTTGGCGGATGATTTTACGGGTGAAGGCTCCGGTGTACTCGCGCAGGCTGATCTGCACGGTTGACGCAAAAACTTGACCGACTGCGGTTGCCCGGCGGATGGCATTGCCGAGGTGGGTAATGACGTAGGGGCCGAGATAGTCGCCGCTACCCATGACGAAGGCCAAGGGTTCGTGTTGGCTTTTCGCCTTGCGCAATGAACGCAGACGCGCTTCAGGATCGCCCAGCAAAGGGTGCAGTTCGATGGTCAAGTTGATCTCGTCCAGCCCCTCACCGATCCACTCAAGCAGTGGCTTGTTCTGGATGCGCGGATGTTCCGCCCAGTCCGCCGAACCGCTGTGCTCCATGCCGCGGATGCCGCCGGCCACGGTGAACTCGATGGTGCCGAGAATGGCAAACATCAGGTGCGTCCTCCACCGATTGGGCCGTAGCTGCGACGGCGTCTGTCGTGCTCGAAGCGCTCCATCATGCGCAGGAACTCTGCGTAACTCGCCTGTAGACCCTGATTCACTTGCTCCATCACACCAGGACCACCCGGCACTTTGATTTGAGGCGAGAAACTAACGTCGATTTTTCCGCTCATGCCACTACCGCCCATCATGCTGGCCATGGACACATCTGCAGGATTGGGCGCAGGCAGATTGACGGGAGGTGAAGGTGCCAGGTTCAACGTAGGAGTAGGAGCCAACTGGATTTGAGCCGAGAGGTCATTGACCAGGCTGGCGTCAAAGGACGTTGATTGATCGGTGATACCCGCCAGCGAGAGGTCGACGGGCTTGGGCGTTGCCAAGGTGAACTTGGGTTGCGGAGTCATGCCCAGAGGGGCTGGCTGTATCAGTCTGGTTTGAGCAGAGCTGTCATTTGCCGGACGGTCGTCAAACCCCTTTGGTTTTTCCCGAATGCCTGCCAGCGAGAACTTGGCAGGATTGGGCTGCGCCATGCTTACCCTGGACTGCGACGCCATGCCCAATGCCGCTTTGCGCACTAAGTCGGATTGCGCGGTGATACCTAGGGCCGCACCTTCACTGATGTTGGCGCCGTAGCCCACGAAGACCCGACTGGGGGAATGGATCTGCAGATCCCCGGTGAACCAGTTTTTAATCGATGTGCCCAACCCAAGTACTGCATCCTTGGCGGCAGCGGCTTTGTTTTTGAGACCATTGACCAGACCGTCAATGATCATGCTGCCGAACTCGGTGAACTTGCCGGGCAGCTCCACGCCGAAGTAGCTCATTACTCCGGAAAAGGCGCGGTAGAACAGGCCCAGAGGCGAGAAGTTCAGGATCATCGCAGCCACGCCCGCCAGACCGTTATCGAAGGCTTTGGGAATCTCGCCGATGCCTTCCATCAGCCAGCGTACCGGGATCAACAATCCTGAGATCGCCGCGCCGACAGACCGGCCAAATTCGATGCCCGCTGAAGTAGCCCGACCGAGTTCGTCACCCGAGACCTGGACCGGACTGAGCAACTCGCCGAACCAGGCAATTACTGGTTTGATGAACGCTCCCAATTTCGCCAGCAATGGGACCACGGGAGAAAAAGCGGCGGAGAACGCATCACCGATTGGTTTGAGTCCATCCTTTAAACCGATGAAAAACCCGATCATCCAAGCTTTGAGCGGCTCCCAGTTTTTGTAGATGGCTAAACCCAATGCAGCGATAACTACGATTCCACCTACGATCCAGCCGATTGGTGTCGCAGCAATCGCGCCACTAAACGCAACCATGGCACCAGATAACCCCGGCAGTGCGGTTGTGAGCCCTTTCACGCCAGTGATGAACGGTGCGAATCGAGCGGAGAGCAACGCGTTATTGAGCAAGGTCGCCTTGCCGGAGAGCACCGCCATGGTGGTGCCAATACTGTTAAGACCCGACGCCCCGAGATTGGCCCCGTACTTCAAACCTATTAGACCTAACTTTAGCGCGACGATACCGGCGGTGACTTTGATCACGCCACTGACCAAGCCGGGATTTTCTGCTGTCCACGCTGAGAAGGGGCGCACCAAAGGGACAGCTGCTGCGGTGAGATCGAGCAGTGCTGGCAGCAGGATGCTACCCACACCGATTCCGACATCCGTCAGGCCTATGGTCAGTGCTTTGAGCTGTTCCTTAGGGCTGCCCATACGCTGTGCCCAGTCCAGATCCTGAACACCCTGGTCGGCTGCTTGCATGCCACCCTGCTGAATGCTCGCTTGTTCGGCTCGGTTGGCCATTGCTGGCCGGATGTAGGACAGCGCCTGCTGGTCACGAAAGATTTCGCCGAGCTTGTAGGCTTCATTCAGCCGGTCCAAGGCGATCTGCCGTTCCTGCTCATCTTTCAACGACATCGCGTGACGAAACTGTGCAGTCGCGGCTGGGCCTTTGGTGCTGGTGTATTTGGTGATGGTTTCCATCATGGCCTGCATTGGCGTCAGGCCTTGGCCAATCATTCCGCGCATGGTGTCTTGCAGGTCTATACCGGCATCCGAGAATGCCTTGAGTGTGTCCGGTGCGGTGATCTTGGCCAGGAAGTTTTTGAAGTTGTTGGCCGCTTCATCGTTGCTACCAGCGCCTTTGCGAGCGATCTGCAGGGAGGCGCCGATCTCGGCCACGGCACGTTCGCCGGTAATGCCCAAGGCGGCAAATTGTGGTGTGAGTTGAGGCAACCACCTGGCCATGTCTGCCAGCTCAAACTGCCCCCGCTTACCGGCGTAGGCCAAAATATTCATCGAGCGTTCAAAGCCAGCTGCACCGATGCCCAGGTTGTCATTCAAGGCGATGGCCACCGAACCGAGGTGCTCCATGCTTGCCCGCGTAGCTGTGGCAGATTTGGCCATTACAGGGGCATAGGATGCCAGTTCTTTCGCGCTGGAGATGCCACCGGCAATCAGTACTCCGGTGCCATTAGCCACTTCGGTTTGGGTCTGATTCCAGCGCAACGCCGCCCCGCGCATCACATCACTCAGGCGCTGTACTTCAGCCTCTTCAAAATCGCCGGTAATAG